TTGTTTGTGGCGAGTTTAGATGCTGAGTGCATCCATGATGTCCGAGACGCCTAGCGCTACGGTGACTAAAGCAACCTTGCGGTCTTTGAGCTCTTCAGGAAGCTGGTCCACTCCAGCAACCGCGTTAATCAGAGCCGGCAATGCGTTCGCACCGATCTCCATTACGGTCTTTCCGGCTTTGATATCTTTCAAAACGACGACCATAGCTGCGAATACGTCCGCAGTTTCTTTACCGACTTGTACGTTTTTTTCTACGAGCATTTCTATCTCCCCTATGTATTTCAAACGGCCTAATAGTACCCGAGCTATTGCTTTGGTTCGGCGCGTTATCTTGAATTTCAATCTGTACAGAGGGTGGTTTGAGAGGCTAGTAGTGGGCCTATCAGACGTACTCATATTACGGACTGGTCACAACCCCGGTACCTTAGAAGTACGCGGGGTTATTTTCTGCTCGGAGGTTATTCGCAACGTCTCCCGAGCAGATGCATTAGGTCTAACCAACCTGGCCTGTGGATTAAAGCTTTCTAACGGGGATGGACGATCTTCTCGTTAACCATCTGTTAAAGGTAAGAGTACCCGCCGCTGGGTTGTCCGTTCAAACGGCGGGCACCGGGACATTTTAGCCCAATCCTGTTCAAAGGCTACCTAAGCCGTTACCCTAGAGAGATGAACGGAATCTCTATCTCCAATGCTCGCTGGCACAGGCCTAATGGCGCTACGTTCTATCAGCCGCATAGGCTTCGAAACGTGTCTACTGGGGAGGGAGGCGCTCCTCCGGTTGTTCTGACTCCTGAGCAGATTAAAACGGATGGGCTATTTGGGATTACTGCCAGAAATGGAGTATTGCGGACTGGAACAACGGTAACCGGATGGGAGGACCAGACCGGCAATGGCCGCGACGTTAGCTTTGCTTCGGGTAAAGAGGCGTTCTACTCCTCTGGCTATATTGACGGCCTGCCTGGAGTCCAAATGCTATCCACTACGGTGGGTACCTTCGGAACTACCCCACTTCTAGATAACGCAACTGCTCGCGGCATCTACATGGTTATCAAGAACACGGCGGAAGGCGGGACGTACTACCACACGTTTGCCTGCTTCACGACCTCAGTGCCCGCCTCGAACTTAAACATCGTGATTTCAAATGACCCAAGCTACGGGTTTTTCTTTAACATCATTCCAGGCGTTGCAATCGGGATGGACGAAACGGAGCTCGTAACTACCGATTCAGCGCTTATTTTAAACTACGACGGGGTATCGGCTACCAGCGCCTCTTCTTACACGGCTGCAATTAATGACGTGGATAAGACGGTAACTGCCAAGACGGGCGGGAACTCGAACTCAAACAACAGCAACTATATTAATTCGTACGGCAATAGTGGTTTACCGGACTTCCCAGCCACTAATGGATACATAATGGAGCTCTGGCTATTTGGAAGCGTTATCAGCACGGCGGAACGGGCGCTATTTAAGGCGTTTGGGCAGTCTTATTACCCAAGCATTATTCAGTAGAGGGGGATTTCATGGGACAGAAGATTTTAGGGGTGGTCTACGAGGGGAAGTCTTACCTAGTCGATTATACAAGCGATACAGAGTTTACGATGGTCGACCAGAACCAGAAGCAAATGCACTCCAAAGAGCTTCGTTCTAAAAAGCCGCGAGATATTGATCGAATTTTGAAGGTTAAGACTGATTTTGAGATCGAGCAGAAAAAACGAGACGATGCGGATCGGAAACGGCCTGTAAAATTAAAATCTTCGCGGTTAAGCTGGAAGCACGCAGTCGCCGCAGGCGCAGCTTTAGCCGCCATTTCGTCGGCACTTTACTACTTTCTTTAAGAGGATTTTATGCAGATAGACGGCGAAGCCGCAGCGGTCATAGGAATTATCAGTTCTCTGGTATCCTCAACTCTAGTCACTGGAATAGGGCACGGGATAATGAAGGAAAAAGTACGTCGCCTAGAGAACGACATAGAAAGCGCTAAGCAGGAAGCTAAACACTACGTCACGATGAAGCACTTTGACGCAGTGATTGGACCTCTTAAAGAAGCCATGGGCGTCGTTCAACGGGACGTTAAAGAAATCCTCCGCGCCGTATCAGACCATCACAATAGCAATTCAAGATAACGCGCCGAACCAAAGCAATAG